TAGCACCATTGAATGTTTTTTCATCAAATGCAAAATTCGTTTCAGTAAAATCCCATGTAGTCGAAGAGGGAGTTGATACTATTGCTGTAACAGTTGAGCCATCTACTCTATATTGGTTTACAAACGCAGTGTTGGCGGTGTTTGTTCCATACATCCATTTCCCATCATGTGAAAAACTAGGCCAATAAATTGCTGGTATAGATATAGCACCTGAATATGTTGCTGTTCCTAGGTCATATGCAGTTGTCATTGTATATTTGTGTAGTTTAGTTAGTGTGCTGTGGCCATGCATATATAAAGTCAATCCATCTGAACTGATTTCAAGTGTATGTGGATTGGCATCTTGGCTTCCAACGTAAATCTCATTACCCGCCCAATATGCAGTAGTAACATCAAATGGAGTTGACAACACATATTCTACAATCTTATCATTTGTAGAACCAGTAATAAACATTTTCTTACCATCATAACTTAACACCAAATCACGTGGTACATCTAAATGCGAACTTATAGATACGTAACCTGTCCGAGATACTGAAGTAAGATCATACGCAGAAGCACATGTAAATTCATAAACATAGTCATTATGGGCTGCAATATAAAATTTTGTGCCATCTGCTGCAAACTCTAGACTGTTTGCCAGAATATTGCCTATTTGGCTATAGAAATAATATGATCTTACGACTGTTGCAGTTGATAAATCAAATGGCGTTGATAATGTGTGTTCTGTCACATAACGTTGGTTATTAATAGTAAACCATTTTGTGCCATCCAATGACATTCTACTGTTACCATAATTAGCACCATTGAATGTTTTTTCATCAAATGCAAAATTCGTTTCAGTAAAATCCCATGTAGTCGAAGAGGGAGTTGATGCTACTGTATTACTGGATGTGCCATCTATTTTATACTGATATATAACATTACTATAACTGCCATATATATATTTGCCATTTTTTGAAATTGTTACGCTATCTATAGTTCTACCAAAAGTCGTAGTTTCAACTGGGTTATTAATATTTGCGGTTGCTACTGCATATGGAGTTGATAATGCGTATTCAAACAATGTTCCATTGTATTGAAATACATACATTTTTGTTCCATCACTAGAATAAGAACACGATCTAGGTGATGTACCCTGTAATCCAACATATGTTCTTGCACCAGTCCAATATGAAGTTGAAATGTCCCAAGGTGTTGTGCACACAAATTCATATACACGGTCTTGGTTTATTCCAACCATGATAAATTTTTGACCATCGGAAGAAAAAGATATTCCGGTTGGTTGTACATCAAGATGCGAAATATATATAGTTTTTCTTGAGCCAGCAGTTGTAATATCGTACGGAGTTGACATCGTAAACTGTTCAATTTGATCGTGGGGATCGTTTGTGAGATACAAATGTTCACCATTTGAAGAAATTTCAATAAAACTTGTTTCGTCATTGGCAATGGCGCTATAATAATAGAATTCGTTTACATAAACACTTGAAGATAAATCATATGGAGTTGATAAATTATATTCTTGAATATAACGATTTGTAGCTACATACATTTTTGTTCCATCGTCTGATACTGCTATTTGTCTGCAGTTTGCAAGGGAGAAAGTTCTTGAATCATATACTAAAGAACTCATATCAAGTTCCCACGTTGTAGAAGATGGTGTTGGTGCTACTAAATCATCTGTATCAGCAGTTAAACTATACTGTACTACAACAGTACCTTCAGAGGCGTATAATTTTGAACCATCTGCTGCCATCGCAGCGTGTGATGCACCTTGAACCCATGTAGTCACCCCATTATAAGTTGCAGTGCTAATATCAAATGCGGTTGATAAATCAAATTCGAATAATTCATCAAACGTTGAATCAAATACATACATTTTTGAACCATCAGTGCTTATAACAACACTTTGCGCAGTGGTAATCCCTGCTGCAGTATTAAGATTAAATTGAACATCATCATATACAACAGATGTGATATCATATGGAGTGGATAAAGTATACTGATGGACTTCATCAGTACTACCGCCAGTTGTCCACATTTTTGTACCACTTGGATTCATCTCCATTGACAGAGTTTTATTTTCTTCATTTATTAGGTTAATACTTTTACTTGGATTAGACACTGTACTCAAATCATATGGAGTTGATAAATCAAATTGGTATAATATTCCAGTACTAGTACTTGCTACATATAAGTGGTTACCATTTCCGGATATTTCAACCATATGACTTTCATCATTTGTGATTTGATTATAATAGTAATATTCTGATGAATATACTGCAGTTGATAAGTCAAACGGAATAGAAAGATTATATTCCCTTATATATCTATTATCAACAATATATACGTTGGTTCCATCATCACTCATTGACATATTACGTACTGATGGCATATACAATGTTTTGTAATCTTTATTTGTTTTTTCTAGTTTTGTTTGCCATGCTGGCGTTACCAAACTAGTAGTATCAGTTAATTGTGCCAAGTCGGTTGGAATGTCTGCCAATCTAGCAATTGCAATACCAGAAACTGTAGTACCATCGTGTACAACTAATCTATTATTGGTAGTGTCAAATGTTACTTCGCCCGCTTCGCCCGTGAATGTGGAATGTTCAGCGGATGTACCGCGTCTAAACTGTACTGTATATGCCATTATTTGTATCTCCAAATTTTCTTTTGCATGGACAACACTATTAATAATAGTGTTATTAATTTTTTATTACTCATTGTTATTTATCATTCGTACCAAACGAAAAAACTGCGAGTAATTACTCGCAGCTTAATTTATACTATATCGTTAATGGTATGTTAAATATCATTAGAGTGTAATATTTCTATTAGCTGGTATAATTCGTTGTCCCATTTGTATCCCGTGAGAACCACAATAATACCATAATGGAAATCTAGCAGGAGTAGGATATGTAAATGTTACTTTTGCTCCGGTAGTTCCTGGCGTGCCTGTAGCTACAACTCCTTTAGTGTATGCTGAATTTCCAGAAGTATCAGTAAATCTAAATTGATGCCCTGCATTGGATTCCTCACTTACATCAAATATGTAAACTGTTCCAGGTACCATAGATAATATGGGATTTGAAGTGAACTCAGTTTCACCAGATGTCACATTCTTTAAGAAAAACGTAGGAGCATTAGTTAATTGTGTTCTTCGATATCCTCTACCATCTGCAACTTGAACACTGTAGTTAACAACCGGCGCCGTCACCGCAGTACTGATTGTTGATCCTTGCTTTGTAAAGGTATGGTCTCCAAACTTTCCTTCGCTATCAGTGAACTGATTTACGTCTGTTTTTATATCACTGTGTGCAGCTATGTAATGCCCACCAGGTGTTACCCCATCGTGTGCTACTAACCTTTTAAGATCGGTATCTACTGTTATCTCTCCTTCTGCACCAATAAACGTTTTGTGCTGAAGAGTTGTCCCTCGGCGTAATTTAACTCTATATGCTGGCATATATAATCTCCAATATTTATTTCTACTTTATGAATTGCCGCCACGGGCTCTTGCAAATACACGATTTTCTTTGCGGCGTTGTTTCCATGATTTAGTTGCAGCTACGCCCACCTCTACCGAAATTACACCAAAATCTTGATCCTCTATTATCTGAGTATCTGTTATAGATCCCAGTGTAATACTGTCAGAAACTGCCGACTTGCCACCACCATTTGCATCTTTGCGCCAGCCTGCACCTTTTTCGTCAGATGTATGTGCTTCAGTTATACTTCCACGATCTAACATATCAGTCAAATCAATTGTTTTTTTAACAACAACATTTTTCATCTGTGAAATCATCGACACTGGTACGTTTAAACCTCTATATGATGCCATTATATATTCTCCAAATTATTAAATATAACACTACTTTCTACTTTTTAAAATCAGTGCTTCATAAGTATTTATCGTACTGTTATCCGATAAAAGACGTATCTTAATTATCTTATGTTTTCTTTGCAGGTTTCATTGTTTCGTATTCTGACATTAGTGCTTCGTAAATGTCACTTTCATTTGTAGAATATTCAAGTGGATTATCACCTCTACTGGGCTTCAATGATTTTTTCTGCATTGAAATGGAATTAGCAGTTTTCTTCGAAAAGTCATCTAAATCTAATTCATCATTTGCTGGTGTTGCTCTGTATTCTGCTTCTGCATTTAGTTCTTCAACATCATTGCCACATCCACAAGTTTCTCCGCCACAGCCACATCCGGTTACAACTGGTGTAATTTCAACTGTTCTGCCTGCAAGTGTCAACATTCTCATTAGTTCTTCGGGATGTTCAGTACTCACATTTGTTGTTGTAACTGCTTTACCGTTATTGTCGGTCACTGTTAAGTTATAATGTTTGCTCATTCTTCTTCTCCCGATATAACAGATTTACTTGATTTTTCATCTGTATCCATTTGATCCGGTGCTGTATCTTTTTTAGGATTAATACTTAGTTCATTTTCAACTGTTACTTCATCTCTTTTGCTGAGAGATTTTAAAAAATTATCAATAAACCCTCTACCGTAATGTTCACCGTTGTCTGATTTGTCATCATAATCAGAATCTAGAAGTGCTTTTTTATCAACATTATCTGTATCTTCTTCCTCCATTGGCTCCCAGCCTTCAGGATGTACAGCGATATGTAAAATATTCATTTCTAATAGATCAGATAACTGAACTCGTAAAATATCAGCCGATACAGGATACCCAGTTTTAATTTCTATCTTTGAAACTTTTGTGTTGTTTACATCTTTAGAAAAGAACAATGGATTTTTGGTAATAGGCGTTGTAGATGTACGTGATATGGAAATCAAGTCATACTTACCTAGAAAACGCTCAATACGATTTACATCTTCTTCATTCAATTCTGCTGCAAATCTCAAGGTTAAACAACATTCCCTCGTAGACTCTGTTAAATATTCTCTAAAACTTTTCATTGGTCTCTCCAATTTATATTGTTATTTATCAACATTCGAAGAATCTTTAACATTTGATATTCTTCTTAGTAATTCGTTTCTATCGATAACAACTGACCCTGAACCATCAATCTCATTATGATTAGATTTTTGTTCTTGCTTTTCGATTTGATGTTCAAGTTTTGCTTTCTGCATCTGTAAATTAATCATCTTTAATTTTCTATCGACTTTACTATCTTTTGCTTCCATGGCAGTCTTTAGCATAGAGTTTGCAGTTTCCATAAGTTTTGCACCTGCATGCACTTCGACATTCATCCCCAACTGAAATAACTCTTCAAACGCACTAAGTGCCTTTGCATGGATTTCATCCATCTCCCTATCGTGTTGATTTAAATCTTGTACCATCGGAAGTGCTGCATCAATTTTATCAGTTGTATCAATTGCCGAACTTAGCATAGCGGTAAGTGCACTAGATTGTTCAATTACAGTTTCAGGTTCAACTACACTATCTGTCGATTCTTCTTCTACAAGTGGTGCTAAGTTAAATGTTTCTTCTAACTTTTTTGTCATTGTATTATCCTATTATTTCTTTTTAGGTTTACGTGCTTTGGGTTTTTTAGTATTTTGATATATGTCGCCTTCATTCAAAACTCTAAACTTCATACCTCTTTTTTTGGCCCATGAAGTCGCTGCCTCCCATTTAGCATAGTTTATTGCAACTTGTGCTTGATCACCTCTGCCTTTGGCAAACTCTAACTTTGTTTGTGATGATGGTTTTATCTCTATAAGTTCTGCATGTTTTTTACCACTTGCATCTATATATGTTATTACAAAATCTGGCACATAACCTGTCACTTTTCCCGTAAGTGGATTTTGGTATGTTATTTTTACGGGTTCACTTGCCCAAGCAACTATGTTTGGATTGTCATCGCAAAAATTCATAAATGTATGTTCCCAACTACTTCTAAAAGTTGGGGTTTTACCGCCTGCATATTTCTGGGCGTTTTTTATAGGGTACTTACCTTGATGAAATTTAGTCATTTAATAATCGCTCTTGCAATATATTTATTCGGCTTTTTTTCTGACATTTTACCAGTAACATACCCATATCGCAAAGCGTTATTAATAATAAATGATCCTAGATCATTAAGTTTAAAATCAGTTGATACTTGGTCAACTAGATATGACGCATCAACTCCATATTGTTTAGCAGTTGTTGATATTTCATTTGCAAAAACTTTAGCACGTTCAACTGAAAATCCTTTTTTTACAAGTTTGGCAACGAGTACATCAATATTCATCTGATGCCTCCCGTTTTATTTCTTAAATTTGTTATATTATTTTGAGTAGCAGAGCGAGACTTAGAATCAAATTGTACTCCGGGAGCACGCAAATCTTTGTCTGAAAAATCTGAAGTTGGTGCAGAAAATGTTGGCGCAGTTGATACTACAGTAGTACGAGGACCCGTTGTATTATTACCAAGTCTAGTAGATTGCAATAATGCATCTCTGATTATATCTCCGCCTACACCAAATCTACTTTGTGAAGTTTTTAAGGCAGTTTGTAATCTGCCTATTCCAGTATTGCCACCTAGTATACCTTGCGCGATTGGAGATGTGATATTATCCAAATTAATTGATTTGCCATTTAAAAAAGAAGTTATAAGTTCATTTGATATCAAATTTGCTAAATCAATACCTGTGAACCTATCAGTGCCGCCATTTGCAAGTCTTGCATCTGGGAACCCAGCAATATTAGGATATAATATATCACTAGAGTATGGATTATCAGGGAATCTATTCCTACTGTTTAACGAATTTTGCATTTCGCCAAAATCATCATACTGCTTTAATGATGAGGCAGGCATTGGTATCGCTGTCGCAATTTCCTCAGCAAATAATTTTTGAGCCTCTGCTTTTTCTTCTTCGGTAGCATCAGGATTTGATTTTACATATTTCAATGTACCGCTTAGTTTTTTAAGTCTGCTTAATTGTTCTCTAGCATTGGCGTCGGATGAGACCCCAAAGACAGAATTATCTTTAGCAATTTGATCCAATCCATTAAGATCATTATCAATTTGTCCTAAGTTTTTACCGTCTGCTAATCCAGAAATCATTGATTCTAATTTTTTGTTAGTGTTAACGTTAGAAATGAGTTTCATTGCATTAGTAACACTATTGCTTGGATCCAAATCTTCTAAAATAAATTCCAAACCTTGTTTCATCCAATCTGGCATGGCAACATTGTTTTCGGGCGTCCCAAATATAATATTCTCAGGTTGCAATTGAAGATCAATTGTTCGCAATGATGAGTCTGAATAATCACTGCCACTGAATGTAATACTAGTCAAAAGAGGATTTATTATTTCTATTTTTTGGATTGAAGCGGAATTATTACTCGCAACTGATTCGCCACCGCGCTGATCTTTTCCGCGAGGATCTATACCAGTATTACTTCCGAATGACCCAAAGAAATGATAGATAACTATTTTTTTAAAACTTCGGTAATACCCTGTATCTTCAGCATTTGATGGAAGACTACGGCCAGAGGTTCTGTCCCTAATCGTACTATCCAAAACACTAGATTCCGTTCCAAGATTAGCATTTTTAAAAAAATTACTATATAACTCATTTGCAATTGTGAAGCCGCTTCCGTCAGTTTTATCATATAAACTGACGGAAATCTCAGGAAAATTAACATAAACAGGCAAATGTACTTTTTTGCCATATTTGTCAACTGATACTGTTTCGGTTGAAATAGTTATTGGTGATACTGATTTGGCGAACGATGACATACCAGATGATAATCCAGTTACTGTATCTATGAACTCAATAAACCACATATCTCCCATTTTGGGAGCATTTGTGATATATTCACCAGAAAAACCAAACTTGCTGGCGGCTTGATTACTACCTGCTAGAATGGTTGCATCTGTACGTTCGTTTTGTAAAGACTTATCCGCCATATTAAATTACCTATTATCCACTCAAACTTGAATCATTAGTAAATCCTGGTGAAGGCATCAAATCAGTGTCAGTTAAAATAGCGTTATCATACTGAAGTGTTAAATTGATTGTGATTGCCTCAGATACAGCATAATCACTTTGTGAGTAATCTGTATTTGTTAGGAAACAACCTTCTAGTTGCCATTGTTCAATTGGATTACCATCATTGCCGTTTAGTGTTTCAATGAGTGTTGAAAACTTATAATTTGTTCCTGAAAGAGGACCGGTTTGATTTCTGTGATCTAATTGTGATTGCACCTGACGACCAACTAGTTTAGTTAGTGAGTTAGCGACATCATCACGTAATGTGATCGTAATTGGTTCCCAAGTATGCTTGCCCATCATGTACATACGAGAGTTGTATGAATCTATAGGAATTGACTCGTGTGAAACTTTAGGACGAGTTACATTCATAACCTGTCTTGTAAAATCTGTTGTATTCTCCGAAAGGCCGCCAAAACCAGCAACTTGCACTCTAAAACGATAATTTAATTTAGGTTGTAGAATACCCGTACCGGTTGCTGCGCCGCTATCTGTTGGAACACCGAAATTTTGTAATGTTCTTGCCATATTGATATCTCCTGATATAGTTTTGCGTTATACAAGTATTTATCAGTATTTATTAAAATTAAAGTTGTAGTTAATAAAAAACCCGACATTGCTGCCGGGTCTCTTAAAATTATTGTTTTTAAATACTATATTATAGTTCTTCGCCTGTATTACGAATACGTAGTGGTATATAGATAAATTCAACTGATTTGACTGGTTGAATTGCTATGTCTACCCATAATTCGTTTCTATCAATACGTGCTGGTGTATTATTTGATTCATCGCATACTACTAAGAAATCATATAGACCTCTGTTAGTAACTAGACCGCCACAGAAACGCTCAACTGCATCACGCATGTTATCACGTGTGATTTTATCATTCTGCTCAAATAAGAACCCTCTGGATAGTTGGTCTAAACTATAACGCATGTGGTTGACTAGTCTTGCTACGTTAATACGATCAAGTGCTGATGCAAATGATTGGCGTGTCTTTTGTCCATACACAACCAAACCTGTTCCTGGCATATCTGCAATTGGATTCATGCGGTTTGCATACATCACATCACGTTGTCCTTCTGTAAGACGAACACGAACAAATTCATTTTCACTGTTTACATAGCCAACTTGTGATGCATTAGTAACAATACCACGTGTCAAACCTGCTGGTGCAAACCATGGGAAAGATACTTGGTCTGAGAAAGCAATAGTACGCAATGCAATTGCTGATGCTGGCATAACAACTTCATTGCCTGATAAATCAGTTGTCAAACCGTGTGGATAATAAACACCTGCATATGCATCTGTTACTGTATTATTATCTGCCCAGGCTTTAATATCTGTTGCAGTACCTTTTAGTGTCATTGGCGTGTCACCGATAACAAATGCTATTTCTTTTTTGTCTTTGTTTAGGCCAATCATTTCATCTGTCAGTTCAGGATAACCTGGCGCTGCAATCAAATTGAAGTATACTGCTTCTGCACGAATACCCTCGTTTGCTACTAGTGCAGCACTCATTGCCTCTGATACCATGTGGCGCTGTGCAAGTGAACCGAATTTACCTGAACCATCGAGGTTTACGCCTGATGCCCATTCCCATTTTCCATCTACATATTGCTTGACATTATATGTTGTATAATCCATATTAACCATTAGGATATTTTCTGGAAGTAGTTCAGCATTTGGTGTTTTTTCGTGTGCTGTACGTGCATTTTCATTACCCAAAGTATCATACGGTGCATCTGCCGAGTAGTGACCGAAAATCATACCATTAGTTGATGATTGGTCAGCATTATCTAGTTTTACCCATTCAGCACCACTGTAACGCCAAATTACTGGATAATTTACTGCATCAGTATCAACCCAAATATCACCAGCAACTAGTACAGATGAACCATCTTTACGTGCTGTTGGACGACTTGAACGTAATTGTAATTCATTACCATAGATACCATCGTTATCTTCTGACCATGCATATTTAACCCATTGCTGTTCGCCGTTGACAAATTCAACTCTCATTAGTTCCATTTTTAAATCAGCATTATACCATAGTGTATCTGGTGCAATATCACCCTTAGGTGCTAGTGTACTCGATTCATATGAAAGGTCTTCCCATACTGTTGCTATAAATGTACTACCTGATGTGAAACCCATATCATTTGCGCCTGCTGAAAATGACAATGTTAGCCCTTTACCATCAGTTTTGATAAGTCTAATTTTATTTGTTCCAACTTTTTCAATCTTTACATTATTATCATTCAACTCTGAATTATTCTGCATAGATGTAATAACAGTGTCAATTGATGCAGTTGTGAATGAAAAAGCAGTTACATTACCGTCAACTGATACAGTAAATGCTGTAGTTATAGATGAAGTATCTACTATACCAATTTCACTTTGTATTTTTGTTTCAGTTGCGCCAGTGTGTCTACGTAATTCTAGGACGCCCTTTGTTTCGCCGCGTCTAGCATATACATCACCAAGAGTCATCAATGAATTGTTAATTGCAATATCATCATTACTGTATACTGGAACTTGTAATGCCTGGAATGCACCTGATACCGAATTATAATTTGCAAGTTTAATGTCTATACCACCGCCTTGTTTTGTTAGGCGAACATAAACATCAGTTGTTATTGGACTTGCTGGTGCATAATTTGCAAATGAGAAGTTAGGTGAACCAATATCACCTAGTAGAACCCAAGTAGTTGAAATTTTCTTCCAGTATGACATTTTTGTGGTTGAAGTTACTACTGCGAAGTCGCCAGCAGAACCAAACGTATTTACTGGAGCGGCATAACCAGATGAATTCATCGGTTCTACATTACCAGTGCCCGGTGCATCCATTAATACTGCCGGTGCTTTGGCAACCCATGCAGTGCCATTATACTCAAATAATCCATAATCGGACGCTGTTGCTTCATGCCAATATGTACCATTTGCTAAAACACCTGCAGGCTCTTCGGTACTTGCTTCTAATTCTGCTAGATCAATATCTGCACGAATAATATAAGCATTGTTTGAAACGCCTAGATATTGGTATGCTGCTAGTAGACCATATTCACTTGTTTCGGAACCCTGTACTATTGAACCACCCACTTCATAAAAATTTGGTTCGCCAAAAGTTTCTACTAATTCACGTTGGGAGGAAACTAGATAAGCAACGCCAGAATTTGCTGGAATTGTGCCTGCTGCTAATGCAGTTCCGGAACCGTCTGTTTTGTTTGATGCTGTTGCTACTACAACTAGCGGTAGGGTACCTTGTGTTGCTGCTACGTACTGTGATTCGTCCGTAACCATTACCGATACACCTGGGGATACTAATGTCGCCATTCTGTTTCTCCTTATAAAAACATATATTTGTTTGCTATTTGCTAAGAGTATTTATTAAATATACAGAAAAATGCGTATTTTTGAATTAACTACATAGACAATTATTTTATAACTAGGCTATATAGTGCATTAATTGGTCTAAGTTGAATTTTAATTCTGACAAGTCGCCGTTATTGTCAATAGTATAATCTGCCATCCATTGTTCGAGGCTCATTGAATCTTTAGATTCTGGCGGCAGATGCATACTACGATCAACCCAAATGGCGTAGTCAAAGACCCCAGTATTTCGCATTGCAAAGAATTCACGTTTGTTTCTCAATCCACAATATATGTCATATGAGGTAAACATTTCTCTACCAAGTGTGGCAGCATCAGGTACATTATAATCACAAATAGCATTATACCACTCTTCTCTGTGATTATGTCTATCAGCATAACACTCTTCTTCACAAGAATATCCATACTTGTCTTTTAAGGTATCAAATATAAATAACTTTGAACAGAACTGAGAACTACTTTCAAAAGTATAACCATAATCATCACGTAAAAATTCACACACAGTATCTTTTCCATGTCTGCCGTGACCAATGACTAGTAATTTAGGCTTACTCATACTATATTCCTCTAGATTCGTTATAT